TTGCTTAGGTTTGCTAATCCATTTGTCATCCAACACACTGTATATTCCAGCACTATGATGCGTATCTGTGGCACCTTGTACATACAGCTCTACATCTATACCTTTAATTTGAATATTTCTAGTAAAGTTATATTGATTCTTTTTAGCATCAAATAATTGTTTTAGTTGCATCTCTTGATCAGATGGAATCTCAACTATCAGATGCAAGTCTAAATCACTTTGTTCTGTGTAAGTGTAGGCTGCATTACTACCGCTTATTGTAATATCTTTTAAATTAAGTTTATCAATACCTATAAAATCAACAAAGTTCTTTGCTATCTGTAATAACTTATATCTTATAATTGGTTTTAATTGATTGTTTTTCCACAAAGAAGGATTTAGTGTATCTCTAAAGATAACAGCATCGTCTACAATTCCTTCTTGTGTAAGTTCTCGCAAATACATTGTTTATTGATTAAAAATTTTAATTGCTGTTTCCCAATAGGCAGCAATCCACCCTATTACTGCTACACCACCAAGAATTAAGTATGTCCACTTGGCTCTAAATTTTTCTAAATCTGATATCTTATCAGCTAATTCGTGATGCTGTGCTGTCTGTATTTTATGTAGTTCATCTGCATGAGTATAAAATCTATCTCTGTTTGATCTATACTCGGTTAACATTTCATCTAATTTTTCATTGACTTGATCTCTAGTACGATCTAGACAATCGTGCATGTCTTTGACATCTACTTTCAAGTCGTCTAATTTTTCGTTTATTGCTTCGACTTTTGTTTCTAGTACACTCACACGTTCTTGTGTAGGTACACTTTGTACGGTTGCTGATCGTGCCATCGGGGCATCTCCTTGTTATTTTTATCGTTTAAAAATGCCAAAAAAACGCCTAAGATGAGCCTATTGTAATATTTATTGTTTAAAATCAAAAACGATATTTTGCCCTAGTTTAAAAAGTGGCTTGTCAAACACTGCTTGCTCTGTTAACCCTGATATAAAAGGTACAAATTCAAAGCTTCTTTTAAGTCCTGCGATAGGGTCATTATCCTTTAAGAACAAGTCTTCGATTTCCATAGTCCATTCAAAATACCAACAATCAATATCGGGTTTTCCAAATATGGCTGCGGGTATTTTTATAGGAGTATTGGCATAATACATATTACCACTTAACTGAATAGTTTGTGTAACTGTATCAAAATTTTGCTGTTGGTTACGGGCTAACTTTTCGCCACCGTGATGTTGTCCAGTAGCAGTTATATCAACCAATGTATATAAACAATAAAGCATCAGTTTATTTAACAGCCATAAAAAAAGGCCTAGTAAAACTAGGCCCATTCCCATCCCGAAATGAGAATTAACTGATTACATACCTTCTAGGTCTGTTGGCTCTGTTACTGTTACAGTACCGCCACCGCCGCAAGTATAAACACCAGATGATGTTAAAGAACCTGCTGAAGTGTCTAATTGACGACCTAGACGAATTGCTAAACTGTCGATGTCTAAAGCATGACGCTCGCCGACGATGAATACTTCTGTTCCGTCGCTCTTAACTTGAATCATCATACCAGTTGTACCAATTTCTTCTACGAACTGTTGTGCTTGAGCTGCGTTTAGAGCTACTGCATCGTTAGCATTGCTTAAAACAACTTTGAATACGGAAACTGCAAAGTTTCTTTGAATTGTACCTAAAGCTGTTGCTGTAGGATTTGGACGAGTTACGTCTCTTGTTACTGATGTAGCCATAATATTTCTCCTCGATTGGCTTTGCTTACTCTCTGTAAGCGACCTACCCCTTGTAGGTCATTGTAATATTATTTACCAAAAACGTTGAAAATACTTAAGATATGGCTAGTTTTGATTGTTTTAGGTTGGAGTCCAACGTCTACGTGGAACAAACTTTACATTACCAAACTCTTTTTCGGATCCAGCATAACGAACACGACCTTCGCCTTCGGTATCCCAAATTTCGCCCTTACCCTGCTCTGCTTGATCAATCACTTGATCCTTGAGATTCATAATTCTTATTACTAATCCAAAAATAGCTTCCAGTGCTTGAGAATTTTCTCTGGATTTTTGTTCTATTTTTGTTTGTTTAGGTGTGCTTACTTTGCTAGACTTCAACCAATTGAAAAAATGATTAGCACCTAAATTATCTAGTTGATGTCCTTTGGCAGTTTGATTAACATAAGTGTAAAGAATGTTTTTCAAATCACCTAGTCCAGGAGTTTCTTGTAGAAAAGCATCTATCTGTTTACTGTTCTGCATTAGATAATTTTCCACTGCTTCTATTTCTTTAGTATCTAAACTTACTGGATTACTATTATAAACAGGTCCTTGTACAATAAGTTTAGGATTACGATTAAACATACTAAAATCATCAATAGGTTGCTGTTCGGAATCGTCTTGTCCGAACTCTGAAAAAAAAGCATGTCCTACAACCATAACTTGTGCATTCTGAATACTTTGTCCTAATGGACTATCCTGTCTTACATGATAACAAGTTTTGCTTTTAGGATTAGGACAGAAGGTATATATACCATTTTCTAATTTAGGAGGTGCTAAAAATAATCCATCTGCATAAACAAATCCTACAAAATCTTTAGGTGTAGCTTTGTCAAACAAAGGATAGAGATTTGCAAATTGTTTTGCAAACATTTGTCTAGCACGAGCTTCTTCTGGATTCTTAGGATTGCCGCTTTTGTTAGCAATAAAGTCTTCTAAGTCGTTAGCGTTATCTGTTTTGGCTCCTCTACTCCAACCATTGTGGCCTGATAAAATTAAAGGACCTCCTTTAAATTCTCTGCCCCAATAGATTTGAGGATTACCGTCCCATTTCATACGTAGACTTTTACTACCTTCTCCAGTCATTACTTCCTTAAGATGTTCTAAGGCTTCTAAAGTTCCTCGACTACCGTAGAAGAAAACTAAATCTTCAAGATGGTTAAAGGCACGACCTAATTTTTTTAGGATAGGCTTAGTTTCTTCTACTAAAAATTCTCTTGCTCTCATTCAAATATATCTCTATGTAATTTACCGTACAACTTCATCAAGTATCCGGCTTTGGCATCTGCTTCTATTTCTAAAGGACTACCTGCACCGTGACGTGTAGCACGTTGAATCTCTCCTACTTGTCCTTGTTTAACATGTACGAGCTCATGACAAACTGTACGTAGAATGTCTACCATATTACGATTACCTACATAAACTACCATGTGATTATTTTGGTAGTCCCATTGTCCAGTTCTATGTTGATCCTGTGCATCATCTCTGTCATAGCTAAACACAATATTAATAGGCTCGTCGGCAATTCCTAATCGCTTCTTAGTCCATTCGATAAAATGTTTTACCCTTGCTTCTCTACTGTTGCTAGGTTCAATGATGTCTTCAATTCTTTCTAACTCGCTGAATCTCATTTTAATCTTTCCATCATGGCACGGAACCATTCATTAGTTCCAACTTGATAAGATTCATTTTTCTTAGGCCAGTTCTCATCACTGATTGCGTGTTGTGCTCTTGGGTCATTAATACCTTGTGGTAGTTTAGATAGTATTTTTTCTACACTGCCTAAATCTCTTCCGGTAGCACTTGGTCCTAATAGTATTACTGCTACCTCATCTGAATCCTGGCTGATTAAATCTGCTTTCTTGCCGTCTGGGCCTCTACTAAACAGTCCCTGGAATCCACTCCACATCATTCCATTAGGATGTTCGTTAGTTTTTGTTTCTTTAGCAATACTGCTTAATAGAATATGTTTGTGTACACCTTTATATGGAGTATCTTCTACACTGTAATCATGTTGATGGAATTTACTGACCTGTCCGGCATTTTTTACTAACATGATATCTACTTGTGCAAACTTATCACCATTTGGAACTTTGATATGTACATTGATTCCAGTTTGAGCTGCACCATAACCTCTATCTAAAACATAGTTCTTTAATGAGGCTCTTGCTGACTTTTCATCTTTAGTGGCAGTTGCTTTTAAAACTTGTTCTGCATCTACCATTAGATCCATATCGCCCGAACTGGCTTTATGTCCAGCCGATCCTACAGGAATTAGATCTATACCTGGAGGCATCAGTCGTTGAGCAAACTTTAGAATATCAGGAGCTTCTTCTTTAGAAAAAGGATCGACTCCATCAAATACATTGCCACCTTCATTTAGTATCATTTTTACCTTCCTGTATTTTTTTGATGCCGCGTTTAAATTTTGCTGGCTCGCCTGTTCTAATAGCATTTAGAAATCTACGTTCTAATTCGGAAGCAGTTTCGATATCGTATTGTTCACGAATAAGACTTAATAAATTAATAGCAGATTCAATCAGGTTACTGCCTCTGCTTTCGATAACTTGATCCTTATCTCGACTAATTCCTAAATCACTTAGTTCTTGTAGGATACTTCTAGTGCTTTTCCTCATCGTAGCCCGTTCCTTTTGTATATTTAACCTTTTTTACACTTGCGTTACACTATAAATATACTACACATTTACACATAGGAGACACAAATGTTAGCATTTTTTGAACGAATAGTCAAATCGTTTTCTCACCAGAGCGATCTAGATCAATATATTCAAGCACACGACCCTAAAAACGCCGCAGATGTTGAACGTCTAGTACAAGAATATACCTACAAACAGACGAAGGAGTGGCCATAATGTGTGCTTGGTTGCAATGGATTATAGAAGCACGACAAAGACAAGCCGAACATTATCTTAAGGTCTTAGGCTTAAACGAACAAAAAAATAGTTGAGTTTTACTATTTTTAGATATATAATACTATCACACACACAAGGAGACTAATATGTGGATGAACTACTTTACACAACCAGAAATTACAGCTGACTATATGATTGACACTTTTCAGGGTGTCAAAAAAGGTCTTACTGACAAAGTTATTACAGATAAAACCTTAAACAAAGCTGCACACGATTATATCAATGCTCAAACAGCATTTGCAAAAATGTTGACACATAATGCTGTAGACATTGCTAAATATTCCGCGGATTCTATTACTAACGTATGGTTTCCAAAGAAAGCAGAAAAAGCCGCTGCTCGCAAACCACAGGCTTAAGACATACACACACAAAGGAGATTATTATGTCAATCGAAACACCAAAACTACCAGAAGTTAAATTTAATAAAAACGGATATGAAATTCGTACAGAAATCTTAGGTATGGCCAAAGATCTAGTACAGTCAGAGTATCACGTAAAATTCCAGGGCTGGGAAATGAGTGCCAGTCGTGATGAAAAAACCGGACAGATTGTTACACAAGTAGGTATGCCGGAATTTCCAGGAATTGAAAAAGTTCTTGAAGCTGCTGAAAAGATGTATAACTTTGTAAATCAAACTACAAAGAAATAAAATAAAAGGGCTCTTCGGAGCCCTTTTTTATTCCCATGCTATCATTTGTCGACGCTCTCTGGGTATTCCAAAATAATCACATTTCCAATCACATTGATCAGTATACTTTAAAGGCCACCACTGATCTTTTAGTTTGAGAATTCGTTCTCCGGCATCTTGCCAATCAATACTTTCAACGATTGGTTCTATCCTAGATTTCATTTCCATCATTTCTTCATAGCTATATCCGTCATATTCCCAATGAATTATTTCAAATACATTGCCGTAGCTATCAATGTAATCTATATTGAGGTCTAAACCCCATTTAGGTTTAATTTTTATCAATTGCCAAGCACGAGGAAAATATTTGGTCCACATTTTAAGTTGACTGCGAGCATCTTCTTTAAAACTTTTACGTTCAAATAAATTACTGTGATTCAGTATAGTTCCTTCTAAAGTGTCGAACTGATCGAACCAAGACTGTTGTACACAGGCACGATAAGGACCAAATGTTCCTAATATTGCATTATTTGCTTTAGCATACATTTGTTCAAGTTCGCATAAATCAAATCCAACTTGATCAAATATTTGAACATGGCATAATTTTGGAGTAAAATATCCTGGCAAAGGTGTTGACCAATAACCATCAGGATCCCAAGAATTATTTGTTAACACTATGTCTTTCATTAGTTATTAATCCTTGGCAGTCTTAGCAGCATCTTTCCATGCCTGCGCTGTAGGCGATCCGGGAGCACCTTTCTTTCTACTGGTGCCTGCCTTCTTACGTTTATTTACATAATAGTAAAGACCTTTTTTGGCTTCTGTATGCATGCCAAAGTTACCCTGCATACGTACCTGTTCTATATCGTTCTTTTCCGCATAATGATCAACGTACAGAGCCAGTTTAAAATCTAATATAGTTAAGCCTTTGACATCAAAAGTCGAAGTCTTTACAGTAACTTCTGCCACGTCTTGTGTGACTTCAGCAAAGTGATCCATCTTCTCGCACAAGCGATTGATAAAGCTCACAAACTCTAGAGCATGTCTATGATCTTTGGCCACATACTTGGCTTGTAAAGTACGATGATCTAACATTTCCCAATCTGGTAGAAATTTTGATTTCATATCATCGAGTGCATCATCATTAGGTACAAAGTCTTCAATATCTTTGCTGCGGAATTCGCCTTCTTGGATTAAATCTTTGATCTTCATTGTGTTCTGTCCTTATCATCTATGGCTCCTCCTGTTACCCAAGCTGTACAACTACGTGTGCCTGCGCATTTGAAATGTAAAAAGTTACAGTAGCCTAGATCTGATTTATGTATTGTGGCCATAGCATCAACTTCTTTGCTGTCGCCTTTGATGCCATCCTCAATACATTGCCACATCTTATCACTGACATCAAACGCCGCACAATTACCACACTTCATTGTCTTGGCAGTTTTTTCTGTAATGCCCCAACGCTTGGCTGCATCCTTCCAATAACTTTCTGGCTCTTCAGGATTGGCTGGGCCGTAATGATATTCATCTATGGCTTTTTGACGATTCTTTAAATTTTCATCAATGTCGTGTGTAGCAATAGGACAGCCCTTGTTGGCTGCTTCTACTATGTTGATATATTTTCTATACATTGTAAACCCTATCAACTCCAAGGACGACCTTTTAACAGTCCACCAAGGTTAGCATTATCTACTACTGTATTTCCTGAATATTTTGTAGGAAGCTTATTTCTATCGTAGGTGTTGCCTAGTCGATAATAGCCTACTGTGACACTACTATCATCGCCAGGAGTACCTCTGCGTTTTAACTGAGCAATCTCTAATTTTTGAATTTGTCTACGCTCCCTGCTACCACTTTGTTCTGGAGTACAAATAATTAAATCGCCGTCAACAATACCAGAATCAGCACAGGTAGTTGTGCTATCGCCTAGTGCAATGCTGTTAATGCTAGGAGTGCCATAAACACTGATATTGTAGTAGTCTGTGGGCAGACCTTCGTCAGCTGCAATGGCAGTAATTAAATCGTCTAACGTTGCCGTGGCTAAATCAACAGTGACATCGTCCCGTATTCCGGTTAATCCTTTATAGATTAAAGTAGCCATTAATAATCCTAATAATAGATATTTAGCCGCTGCTTTTTAATTTTTTTGGCTGTCTCCGGGAGCTATTCTAAAATCGTCATTTTCTTGTTCTGGACTGCTCACTTCAAATATAATACTACCAGCAGCCAGTGCTTCAATTTGATGCGGTTGCATGGGCAAACATCTACAAACATCGCCCTCTTTTAATACCCGTTCTTGCACTCTACTTGTTAAGGTGTCTATAATAGTGACTTTAAATTGTCCTGCATTTACAAACCAACTTTTGTCCTTTTCTTTGTGCATTATCATACTGGTTTTGGATCCTTCTTTTTCAAATACCAGCAATTTTCCACAATACCTGTCTGTATTTGAAAAAACAATTTCAAATCCCCACCCTTTGTCTACTTTTCCATGAACACGCTGTTGCATCAGTAACCTCTTATAAATTTGTTATTATATAGTCTTTTGTTGACATATATCAAAAAATAGTGTATAATTTAATTATGAAATATAAACCTGGTGAATCAATTGAAAATTGGGCAGAACGTGTTCGTATGCACGAGTACGGAGAAGCTCTTAAACAAATTGCAAGTGGGCAAGATGTTAATGTAGTGATGGAAGCAATGAGTGTTCGAATTATGGAAAAAATAAAACACCCATTGCTCAAAGAAATTAAAGACTGGGGTAAGAGTACTTACGATGCCACTTTGTCAAAAGAAAACTATAAAAAGAATTATTTAGACAAGACTAAGCCTGTGGCGGACCATATGAATGATGTAATTGATCCTAATCACACTATCTGAGCTAGTCCATAGATAGCATACACTAACATTGTCTTAGTATGCATATCATCTGCTTCACTATCCAGTACATCTGTTCTAACTAAATCTTCCAATAGTTCTTTATACTCGTCGTTGGTAATGTCGCCTCGGGCATGTTGCTCTTGTAATTGAAGAGCCAATTGTGCTCGTTGTGCTACCCAAGGCTTATCACTTTGTGCTAATTGATATAAATCGCTCACTTAAAATCTCCCTATAACGGCTTTGGCCACTGTACCACTTTGTGCATCTAATACTTTCTTTTTCATATTGCAATATGCTTCACTGCCCTGTTTAACCATACTACGATCATAGAAGTCGTTGACAGTTTCATTCATTGGTTTTACTAATCTTAATACATCCCTTGTGTCTTTAACTTGACTATAAATGATTAACCAATCCATGTGTTTTTTAATTACAGCAACTTGAGGAGCGTGTGGTTGTTTGCAGTCTAGGTCTAAGACACTTTGCCTAATATCTATTACTGCACGACTTTGATTGTCATCCCAAAAGCTAGGAATCTTATCTTTAATTGTACTACAGCCTGTTAGTGTTAACAAAATAAGAGATAATAGAACAACTCCTGTAACTGTAGATTGTACCGTTATTTTACGCATTAGTGTTCTCCGTATGGAATGATAGGACGATCATCGTCTGGATTATCTGGACCAATTAGTTGCACCATGATTGTTTAGCTTCTCCATAATACTCACGAGCAAATCCATTAGCAATTAATTGGGCACGTAAGCTTTGGCCATCTAGAATCAGATCTCCTAAAACTCGTCCACCAAATTTGTCCCATCCGTAGATAACTACAAAACGTTGTACACTTTTTGCCACTAGCTGAGTGGTAAACTTAGTAGCCATTTCTCCACGCTGTGCTTCAGATGGACATTGAGCTCTGTGGCCTTTTTCTGGTGTGTCTACACCGTATACTCGTACAGCTAATTGAGGTTTAATTGGTGCTGGAAGATATGGTGCTGCGATAACAACGGTATCTCCGTCTGTGACTTTGAGAATTTGTGCTTCGTAGGTTACGCCTTGTGGTGCTTTTTGTGCAAAAGCAAATAAAGGTAATGCTGCCAGTAATAATAGTAGTTTTTTCATAAATGCCCCTTTCAGAGTATTTACTTAATCCACCCTACTTTTTCACCGTTGTCGATTCTACGTTGCCATTCTTCTACGCTATTAGGGTAACGCCATGCCCAAATGGCTACCAGAGCCATAGTGATTGCAGTATAAATTACACCTTTGATAGGAACAGTAAACCACATGAACAGCAAACTACTGCTCATTACTAACAACATAGCATATTTGCCCTTTTGAGGGAATACTCGTTTTTCTCCCCAATTGGTCAAGAAAGGACCAAAGCGTGGATGATTGTATAACCACTTATGCATACGTTCGTTACTCTTAGCAAAACAATAAGCAGCACCTACAAGAAATATACTGAATGGTATGCCTGGTGTTACTAGTCCAATATAGGCCATTATCAAACATAGCCATCCGAGTATAAAAAAGAAAAGTTTTTTCATTGTAAAAATTCTAACCAAGCCGGATCTCTAACTTGGAATGGCAAACTTTTACGTTTGTTAACAAGTTCATAATAACTAGGCTTGTACGGCTTGATACGAGGCTTAGTTTTAGTGCTATTACTTTTACGAGCATTGCAAGGTCCACAGGCTGTTACACTGTTATCCCAAACACTTTTGCCGCCCAAACTGATTGGATGTACATGATCCAGTGTGCAGTCTTTTTTAGTTAACCTGGTGCTGCAATATTGACAAGTATATAAATCTCGTAAGAATACATTGCTTTTACTAAAGCGAACGGCAGCTTTTGGTTTCATAAAATCTTTTAACATGATAATGCTGGGCACTTGTGTTTCCCAACGAGCACTACGCACAATCCAATTCTCATGCCAAGCTAATACATGAGCCTTGTCCAGGACCATATATCTAATCGATTCTTGCCAATCGCATACACTTAATGGAATGATGCTAACTGGTGCTCCATCAGCGTTTAATACTAGAGTATCTGACATTTTTTGTGTGTGAAACGTTGTGTAAAGTTATATTATATAGCCGAATACAAAATTATACAAGTACCGTTTGAACAAATTCCATTCCTGATCTTTCAACTGCTGATGTCCATTGTTCCGTGGAATCTAAACCAAATATCAAACGATTGGAAGATGAGGAAATTAACCAACTTGTATTATGGCTATAACCATTTACTCCTTGGATTTCTGAATGCAATTGATTTGGTGCCCAAGCACATAGTCCTGCAAACATTCT